TCATTATTGAATCTATGGAAGTAGAAGAACCAGTATACCCAAGAATTGAGTTTAAGCCATACAGAATGGTTGTTCCAAAAGAAACACCAGAAAGTAATTACAGATATTCTGAAGGATTTACTGCTATTGCTGGATTTAAAGCAGTATCATTTATCTTACATGAAAATGGATTCGTTAACGATGGTGGTAAACTTGAACCAGAAAAAATAAATTCAAGTTTAGATGCATACAATACACCGATTTATGATTATAAAACTGATAGCTCCAAAGATGCGTCCACGATTACAGTTGAGAGATACATCGGTAGATTTAAAAAACAGGAAACTAAAAAAGTTTCTTTACAATCCAATACCACATCCTCACAGTTTAAAGAACTTCCTGGAACACCCCAGTGGTCTTTTGATGATTCTGTAGCAAAACGATTCCAGCAAGAAGCAATGACCAATATACCAGATTACGAGAGAGTTCTTGGTATGTGTCTTGGAGTCGCCAACAAAAAGTTTGATAAAAACATCTCTATTATTGATGTGGGTTCTGCTCTGGGGCACACTATGGATATTTTTGTAAAAGACGGATTCAAAAATATATCTGGTGTTGATAACTCAGCAGAAATGATTACAAACAGTTTATACAAACATAAAGTAGTTATGTCAAGTAAGCTGCCAAAAGGAAATTATGATATGGTGTTGGCAAACTGGACATTACATTTTGTCGATGAGCGTAAACAATACATTCAAGATATATACGATAATATGAAACACAATGGTGTGTTTATTTTATCAGACAAGACACCGCAGGATCAAATTATTAAAGAAATGTATTATGACTTCAAACGCAACAATGGTGTGACCAACGAATACATATATGGGAAAGAAGAAAAATTAAAAGGATATATGAATTTGATGCCAGTTGAATGGTATATGCAAACTCTTAAAGATTAATAGTAGATTTAGTTTTGTTACATTTTATTGCGAGAAATAATGGAAGATCTTTATTACTGTTTCGAAAATTATCCCACATTATCGTCAGCTTTGTTCGCAGATGCTTTAAATGCTACCTACAAAGAACATTTTCATCCACATGATTTTCGTGGAACTAAGTGTTCGTTTAACGATAGCAAGTTTATGCAAATACTCAAGCAAAACATAGGAGAAGTTACTGCTCTCTGGATTAAGAATCCACCAAACACATTCTATAATTGGCATATCGACAAAGACATTAGGAAATGCTCCATTAACTTTGTAATCAAACAAGGTGATAATGCAGTTGCATTATACAGAAAACCAATGTATGATGTTAAAGAAATCATATATTATAAGACACATACAGTTAAATACATCATCGGTAAACCTACAATTTTAAATGTTAAGAAAGAACATTGCGTAGTCAATCCATGTAATGAAGAAAGAATTATATTAAGTTTGTGTGTTAGAGAATCTTCCTACGAGGATACTTTAAGTTTTATGAAAACCCTAAACATAACTGAATACTAATATGTGGTTTGAAAATCATTTAAAAGAAGCAGCCAAATATTCCAGAACAACGACAGGATTGTTGTTCTATTTTAAACACATGTTCTGGGCATTGCACATGGCACTGGTGTTTATTATTTGGGCATTGGCAATGTTATTGCATGCATTTATACCACAGTTGTTTGGGTTTATCGTGCTGCAAAAGGTAGTTGATTTTATCAAGAGAATGAAGGAAGAACATCCAGACGATCCAATCTTGAATAAGATTAAATTCGATGAGTAGATATGATATAAGCAGAGTTGGTTTACCAATTACCAACGCAACTGTAACGCAAGAGTTTCGTGATATAGTAACCAGTCTGAAGCAGAACAAAAATTGGATCGGCATTATGGTTAGTAATGACGAAAAGAATGCACCTGCAGGATATAAGATAATACATAATATGGGTGTTGATTATACAGTTCTTAATATATGGGATTCAGATAGAGATCCTGCCAAAGCAACCATAAACTTATTGAGCCAGTTAAAGAAACTGCACTCTGAATTATTGTTTGAACGTGCAGTGTTATTTACTCCTGGCAGTCCATATTTGGATGATGCAATAAGTAAAGTGTTATTATCTGCTTATGATGATATTGAAGTTATTGACACCAAAGGTGCACCACAAATAGCAGCTGAACTTATTGGCGAGATGACTGGTTTGCAGACAGAAATTAGAAATTATTATGACGACTTCGTTCTCATGCATAACCAAAGTATAGATAGAAATAAGGTCACCATATTCTCGTGTCTACAAAATATATACAATGTAAGTTTATGTGATGTTGTGAGCCAATTAAAACCAGACAGAGTTATAGCAGTGAACGTGGGAGAAAGTATTATTGCAAAAGAATACACTTACTATGGTATTATGGAATCTTGCAATGAACTTGCAAAATCTGAAACCAGCTATACGTTTGGTTTTGTATTTGACAAATAAACGAGGTTGTAGTATAATTGTTACAGGAGATTAAAATATGAGTACATTTAAAGAGCAGTGGGAAGCAAAGAAATTGCTTAAGAAAGCCAAAAAGAAAGCACGTAATAATGCTATGAAGGAATATGGCATGAGTAAGAAAGAAGCCAGCAGTGCAGTCAAGAAAGCAGTTGGACGTATTGCTTCAAATAAACCAGTTACACGAGCAGCAGGGAGAGGTGGTTGATGAAGTTAGCCAGTTTAATTATCGGTGCGTTGTTTAGTCTGAACGTATACGCACAAGAGACAGTTAGAATTTACTCACCATACAGTCCATCGCATTCTGGAACTCCAGGAATGCTACGTATCGTGGATGAAGCCAACAAGTCACAGAACATTTACAAGTTTATCCTTGAATTCAAACCTGGAGGTAATCAGGTTATTGCACTGAAATCCATGGACGAGAACAGTCTGGCTATTATTGCACCAGCATTCGTTGAGAACGTAAACAAAGGTGCAGTAAAGGAAGAAGATTATATCCCTATCCACGCACAGGGCGATGCATGTTGGGTAGTGATTACCAATGGACCAGTCAAAGGTATCAAAGAGATGACTATTGGTGGTGTAGGTTTCGGTAATGCAGCACACCTGACTGGACTGGCAATGGGCGAGAAATATAAGTTTCCAGTTCGCTATATCGTTTTCAAGTCCAACAACGATGCATTGATTAACATGGCTGGAAATAATGGTGTGACCATGGTCGTGGATCGCTATGAAGCGTATGAGTCCATGAAGACCAAGAATCCAAAACTGGAAGCATTTGCAGCATCCTGCCCATCCAGACTGCCACAAGCACCCAAGCTGAAGACACTAGGAGAAAACGGAATTAAAGCACCATACGTATTCAATATTACTGTGGCTCACAAAGACATGAACCCTGCCAAGCGTAAAGTTATCTCAATTATTCTGAACGATGCTCAGAATAAGATTGGAGCGGATGAACTCTTTAAGTTGTCAGGTATGAAAGTCCCAACTGAATCAGCAGAAGAGTTTTACAAAGCATCTGTCAGCGTGGTACGTATACAACAAAACAGATATCGCAAAGAAATCGAGGAAGCCAGTAAATGAAACCTTTTCCAACTGACGGAATGGATCGATGCAAAGTCTGCGGACGATACTACCAGTCAGATTGCGACTGGAGACAGGGTAGATGTCCGCACCATCCACCCCATTGGTCTCGATTCTATAATTTACTACAAGCCATAAATAATTTTTTTAGGAGAAAATGAAATGTCAATCGGAAACCCAACATTCAACGAAGGCGACAAAGTCACCATCAAAGGTATCAAAGCAACAGTGAAGACACAGGTAATGGAATATCAAGGTAACGAAGCAGTCTGGGGACAAGTCTACGCCATCGATGAAAATGGTGGTTTGATTATTGCAAATCCAACTGATGTTATGACTGAGTAATGAAAACCCTACAGCAACAAGAAACCGAAGCCATCCTAGCGATGGCTCAACGCATTAAAGAGTTGGAACAATTATTGGCACAAGCCAATGAACGAGTGAGACAGCTAGAATCCAATGTCTATGGCGGATCTACTCAATAATCCACCTCCACTCTGCAAACATAAAGGATGCGATCGGTTTGCACAAGCATTTGGAGCCAAAGGTAAGACAGGTAAGCCAATCTATCTGAAAACGTGTAGGAAACATTTGAACGAAAGGATGTATTATGTGGAAAGTAAAGTACGTGCCAGACACCAATGAACGACACACTGTAGCTCTGGTTAAGTTATTCAAAGACGAAGCAACTGCAACAAAGTTCGCCAACGACCTTGGTAAACGACTAATTTCAATCACTCCATGCTGACCAATATCATTGCAGAGGTCGGTTCATTATGGTCATGGATCACTGGTGTAATCGCTGGACTGGGTGTTACAGCCACTGTTCTTATCCTTGGTTTCGTCATGGTCTATATCAAACTCAAGCGTATTCATGACAGACTACAAATGATACACAATCAATCTATATCAGAGACCAGAGATTTATCCCTGAGAATCAACAAACTGGAGCAAAAATGATCGCACTGACAGCACTTATGGTTGCACTGCTGGGTTATCAAGTATCCATGCCAGCAGTGGACAACGCAAAGTTTTCCTATACAATCCACGAGAATAAGGTTTATCGTTTCAATACACAAAATGGTAGCATGGAACGCTGTGAACTCACGGATCATCTGACCTGCACAAAGATCGAAAACAAATCCAACTAAGCGAAGCGAGGTGAATCATGGACGAAGAATCCAAAATCAAACATTCCAAGCGACTCCAACAAAAAGAAAATCATATTCGAAAAGAAACTCGAATAGCCAAACAAAACCACGTACCAGTGGACGATCCCCATAGACTTGCAAAGAAATCACCAATGAACTGTGGTAATCCAAAGTGCCACATGTGTGCCAATCCAAGAAAAACCTTTAAAGAACTCACTATTCAAGAACAGAAATTATTCCAAAATATCGATGAACAGAGAGACAGACACTCAAATGGAACACAAAGAACAGATTAATATTCTACGTAAAGAATGGTATCGCCTCAATGCATTATCAACTGAAGGAATGAGCCCACGAGATCTGGGTTTCCACGTTGGTGTAAAGTCAGGTATTATGAAGTCAATTGCACTGCTCAATCTCCATGCTGGCGCACAACAAAACACGGAAGAAACCATTCAATATTCATTATCCACTCATGAGAAGCAACAAGAGTTTGCAAAGAAACGAAACTACGACTGGGATAGCTGGAAGCCAAATGAATTATGATATACTATTCTCTAAGCGAAGCGAGGTTTGCCCATGACTGACGAAGAAGTAACCAATTATTACAATAAACTCCAAGAACACTACGGAGATAAGCTGGCTAACCCAGAGCAAGAACCAAGAAGATTCGAGTGGCAAGTAAGAATATATCGATATTACCAAGAGAGAAACAATGCAACATATAACCCTACATCATAGAGAACTGAAAGAACTACTGGAACTGGTGGAAACACTGAACCCACCCGATACTCTATTACTTGCAAGTGGTACAGTTACAATTACCATGGATAACTCAAGTGGTATCGGTTCAATACTTAAAGCAACTTTCCCTGTAAAGCAAGCAGATCGCTGGGGAGAGTGGACTACCAATATAACTGATGAAAGCCATTGGTAATGAAAGCCATTAAATCTTATCTATCCTTGCAATGGAAATGTAATCTATTCAGAGACAGCGTATCAGGTAAAATGGTATCGCTCTATGTGGATTGCTACGGAGATGAATACATGAAGGAATCTCGCTGGGGATTATTTAAGGTGAGGAGAAAATGAAAAAGAGTAAAAGTGAGGATTGTGTTCTACTACCGCAATTATTATGACTTATCGCCAAAAGACCTGCCCATACTGTTCTACTCAGCATAAAAAGCGTGGACCGTACTGCTCAAAGTCCTGCTCTAATCGTGGTCGTACTATTACCGAGACACAGAAAGCCAATATGTCTCATGCTCAAGCAAAATCACATGCCAATCGAGAGAAAACCCCTGGAGAATGGGAAGTACTTACTCGAAATCAACTGGCTGCACGTAATAAAACCCTACCCAAACACGAAGAATTACTCACTGATCCCAATGATATCTACCTTGAACCCATGAAACCTGCTCTCCCTGTGAATCAGTTCGTGGCTTCAGGCGACCTTTGGACCGAAAAAGACTGATTGCAAGACTTTTTGTGAAATAAATTTGATTTTTATTTGACTTTAGGGTAAACTTACGGTGTTAGGGTTGATAAAAAGAGTAGAAATCCTGATTTTGAGATGTTTTTAGACCAGAAAAGCGATAACCCTGTAGTCTGTAGGGTTATTTTCGAGTCTAAGTCGTTGATTTTAAACGAGTTTTTGCTGTGAAAAAAGTCCTTTACAACAATTCAGATCTGCCGTATAATAGTCTTATGATGAAATGTGAAAGGAACTCTGTGAATACTCTAAAAATCTCCATTAAGACCCTCCGTGATGGTAAATCTATCATTATGCTCGGTGATAAGAAAGTCACCACTGGCAAAACTGGTCGTGGTCTTGAGGAAGTTGTCGAGTTTCACTACAAGAAAATCACTGGTGTGAAAGCTCCTTTCAATCTTATCGTTGGTAGCACTCCTATCGAAGAGTCCAAGTCTACCAAATTTGACATCAATCAGCGTTTCTCGTTTGTTGAGAAGTTGGTCGGTATGGTTGCTGACTCTGTTCAGCCCTCTGCCATTATCACTGGCGAAGGTGGTCTCGGTAAGACCTACACTGTGACCAAGACTCTTGAAAACAAGGGTTACAAAGACATTAGCGATCTGGCTGACTTCCAAGTGGGCTCTGTGATTAACACTCGCAAGTGCTTCACCATGGTTAAGGGTTACTCGACTCCTAAAGGTCTCTACCGTACTCTGTTCGAAAACAACAAGTCCATTATCGTGTTCGATGACTGTGACTCTGTTCTGAAAGACCCAGTTGCGTTGAACCTGTTGAAATCAGCCCTTGATTCTTACGGTAAGCGTATCATCTCCTGGAATGCCGATATGAAAGACGAAGATCTGCCACGTAGCTTCAATTTCGAAGGTCGTGTAATTTTCATCTCTAACATGGACGATGGTAAGATTGACCAAGCCATTCGTAGTCGTTCCATGATGATCGATCTGTCCATGACCACTGAGCAGAAAATCGAGCGTATGGAAACGATCGCTCTGTCTGACGAGTTTCTCCCTGAGTACGACAAGCAGATCGTTCGTGATGCGTTGGGTCTGATTCGTGAAATCAGTGCCGAGTGCAAGGAAATCAGTCTCCGTACACTGATCTCGGTTTCCAAGGTTCGTGCTTCCAACACTGACTGGAAAGATCTGGCTACTTACATGTTGACTGCTTAATGGGGGTGGGGTACTCCACTATGACCCTACACTGTACAGGGTCTTTTGCGAAAGTGCTTTACAGAAAATTGCAATTGGAGTATACTCCCTCTGTAGTCGAAAGAAAGGACACAAAAATGTTGAAATTGATCGGTCTGGTTACTGTTGTTTATTTCGCTTGGTCTTGGGGTGTGATCTCTGCAGTGGCTTACGTTGCAGCGAGCATTTTGCGTGTTCTGGTTTAACGACTCCTCCATAGGGGGGTCTCCATAGAGGGGGGTCTCTATACACTACCCCTCTGTATAGAAAGGATATTATGGCTGCAGTGAAACACTTGATACATGACATACTATACATGCTACGTATGCATGCATATGACTATGATTATGTAGCATACAAATTGAACATGAGTGTTAGTGATGTACGTGCAATTGCAAAGGACTATAGAGATATACTATGATTACTATTAGTGGACTGACTAAGCGACAAGTAGAGCTATTGGACACCATGTGGGATCTAAAGGACATGGAGGACTATGAGCAGTGGAGAGATAGTCTTGATGAAGAAACTATGAATATGGTGGATACATTGGAGCAAATGGTCTTACTTGCGCAATCAGATGAAATTGCAGATTGCGATTGTGACAAAGCGTTGGCGTACTTGGATAAATTTATGCTATAGGGGGTAGGGGTAAAAATGAGTCGAAGGGATTAAAGGGACTCCTGGGTCTTTTCCCTATGCTCGGTGAAACCCCGACCCCTAATTTTAAACGAAGGGACTCCTTATGGGACTAAGAGTTAGAGTAGTGAAGAAGATTGGTGGCACTAAAATGTTATTCGGTAAGAATGGCGTCACTGGCTATAAGAGATTTGGCGATGTTGTGCTTTCTTATCATAGACCATATAAGAGTAAGGGGACTCCTGAAGAAACTTACTCTAACTATGATAGTGAGGATACGCCATGGATGACAGGGGTTTTCTGGAATATGGGGGTAATGGCTCTAGGATTCCTTGGGTTTAGTTATCTTTCGGGATCTATTCTTGCGGGACTCCTTTCCGCTTACATAGTGTATATTGGCATTCATACCTTCATTGTTGCATCTTATTGGAACGTGAATAAAGCTGATGTTATGCTGCAGTATTTTACTCCAGTATTTGGTGCATTTGTTCTTTGGTGGGCATATTTGATTTTGTTTATTGTTGCATTATTTTTAGTTTAAGGGACTCAGGCTATATTATGAAATCTATTCGTGTATTTAAAACTGTTAATTATTGGATGGACGTACCACTGGAAGACGGACAGGATCCTGAGGAAGTAGTGGGGAATCTTAGGGACTCCGACTATACATCTTGGGACTCCGAGGAGATTGACTCTGGGTATTTCGAGGAAGAGGTAGACGACGATTATTACAATGATTCAATGGATGGAGACCATGATTCTGCAATGGCTTCCGCTGGATTTGGAACTGACGAAGATTATGGTTATTACGGAGAAGACTAATGTTGGATACTAATTTGCATATTGTAATTCTATACGTTTTGGGGCTAGGATTCCTTGCGGGACTCCTTGGCTGTGCACTTAATGCTTTTGTAAAGAGTATATTTAAATGAATACCTTATTTGCGTTGATGATTGTAACAGGGGTAGGGGTATCAGAGGGTTATACTTTCGCTTCGCTTAAAGATTGTCAAGAAGCATCCAATAGAGTGCGGGACTCCTTTTGTGTTGCCAAGATTCCAGTTCGAGTGGATGTAGATATGGGTGTTGCAGGAACTATGTCTGTGGATCGTATGTTTGATCTATTGCAACACATGAAAACAAGAATGGAGAAATTGCAGTAACGATATCCTTTACTTTAATAAGGTTTTTCAGTAGAATTTCCTTACAGTCGATTTTGGCTGGGTTTTAGAAAGTATCAAAGGTGTGGATTATGGCTATGTGTGGATTTAATTTAAAGTCAGTGAATGTTAAGTTATCGATTAAACAGGAAGAGCAAGTCGTGGTCGCTTCGCTTAGGAAGCATTGTTCTAATTTAGAACGTGAGTTGCTGAATCATGCCATGGGGTATGACAGTATGACTCCTCAAGAGGTATCCGATAGCTTAGGATTTATTGAAAGTGCAACGTTGGTTATGAGACATTACGGAGATTAAGATGGGATTGATTGGACGCTGGGAACCGAAGGATATGTACCAAGAAATTTGGAAACTCTGGGACGAGGGACTCCGTCCAGTCACAATCGCTGCGCTCTTAAATATTACACTCCAGGAAGTATACGATACCCTGGACGATGGGGACTCCTACGAGGAGATGGAAGTTTATGATGAGGATTTGATGTAATGAGTTACGCACGTTGGAGTAATAGTGCTTGGTATGCGTTTTATAACGTAAATGGTAAACTGTCTTTGTGGTATGATATGGATCACACGATCGATATTGACTATGAGGATTGTAAGACCATCACTGCAGAAGAGATTCAAGCTGTCTATGGCTGTACCGAAGAAGAAGCAGCTGAAGCCATGCGATATGTGGAATATTTCATGGAAGATTATGACCCCAAGGATGGGGAGCAGTATCAAAAAGAGTTGGCAGAATTTATGGAGAAATTAAATGATAAGTGATGAAAACCTAGAGAAGTTATCCCATGAGATCGATGATATGCTTGGCGATCTTGGGATTCGTTATGAGATTAATATGCTAAGTTTGTCCAGCGTAGTTCTGGCAAGACTTGCACTGATGAATATGTTTGTTGGTAATAGAGAAGACTTCAATCGTCTGATCCATGAAGCAGTTCTCCCTGTAACTGAAAAAGAAGTTTCGGTGCACTGATTATGGTTGAGATTAAAGAGTCTTTCATTTCTGACGCTGACTGCGACTTGATTGTAGCAGAAGTCAAAGAACGTGAGAATAGTTGGAAATTCTACAAGGACATTCACGTACTTGGTAATAGTTTCTATCGTCATTTAATCTCAACGAACTTCGATCGTGACGCTGCATGGAAAAACTATTCAGAAACATTTGACACGGATAGTTTTGGGCAATCAATCTTACATACAAAACTACAGGATCTTTATGGTGTATATGCTGTTCGATACATGAAGGGTTTTAGTAGACCTGGATATCAAATCGTCACACAGGAAACTCCACGCATCTGGCACTATGATGATGAGAAGTTGCGTTACCCATATGAGCATGCGTTTCCCGATTACATGAGATTTGACTACTTTGATGAAGTGTTTACGTATACGCTAATGCTCACTGAGGGGAATTTTACCTATGAATATTATCCTCAGACATATTCCAAGTATAAAGAAGAACCTGAGTTTTATTGCAAAAAACATCATGGACTTCTTGGCGATGACTGCGACTGCGATCTCAAAGACCCAGTTACATTGTCATACAAAAAGGGCGATTTAATTATTGCAAAAGATCGTTACCTACATCGTGTAGGTGCTTCTACCTTTGCAAAAGACCAAAGAATAACTTTGCAAGGACATGGCGTGAGGAAAAATAAAGTTCTTTACATTTATTGGTAATTAAGGTATAATTATATTATGAACAAAGGTTTAACTATTCCCTTCGAAGTCGCCGATGGCATTACTCTTGCAACATTGCAAGATCAGTATGCTTATCTAAAAGAAGAACTGCGTGCTCACGTTGAGGAAGGTAAGTATCTTCATAAAGATGATGCGTATAACTCACAGTTTAAGTTGCTTCCTTCATTGGAAGTTTTAATTGAATATTTTGGTGGTAATTGTAAATGACATACAAGCCAGGAATGATGTTGAAAGCCAAGACATCAGGAATCGTTATCAAGTTAATCTCTAAAAAGAATGGTAATGGTCACTGGAACTCCATGAAAATTGGTCGTAAGAAAGCACATATGATCCACGAGGGAACTCTGGATAAATTTTATGAGGAAGTGAAATGAAAGTAGCAATCTGTAGCGATCTGCATCTTGAGTTCGGAGATATCAATCTGAAGAACGATCAGAATGCTGACGTATTAATTTTAAGTGGTGACATTTGTGTTGCCAGAGACATCGGTCGCCCAGATCCTAACAATTTTATGGAAGGTTCACGGAGCAGTCGCATCGTTGACTTCTTTAAGCGTTGCAGTTTTCAGTTTCCTCATGTGGTTTATGTAATGGGTAACCATGAGCATTATCATGGCGACGTTGCTGAGAGTGCCAACAAAATTCGCTCGATGCTGGCATCAAACATGCTAAGTAATGTCCATTTTCTTGATAAAGAAACTGTTGACATTGATGGTGTTCGTTTCATCGGTGGCACTTTGTGGACTGATATGAATAACGAAGATCCTGTAACTCTTGCACATATCCGTGGCATGATGAATGACTTCCGTATTTGTGCAAACAGTAATCGTATACTTACACGTAAAGTTCCCGTTTACAAGAAAGATGAGAATGGTAACTACGTCACTGAGAAAGTTGGAGACATCAATCGCACTGTTCAAGATGGATTCAAATTCAAAGAAGAACCTGCGACATGGTGTCCTGAAGATGCAGTTGAAGACCACAAGAAGATGATTAAGTTTGTTGAGCATGTGTATTTGGATACGCCACTATCAATGAAAATTGTTGTGGTTGGTCACCATGCTCCAAGTAAATCTTCTACCCATCCTCGTTACAAAGATGAGACACTGATGAATGGTGGATATAGCAGCAATCTAAACGAATTTATTTTGCAGCGTCCAGGAATTAAGTTGTGGACTCATGGTCATACTCATGAAGACTTTGACTACATGATTGGTTCCACTCGTGTTGTGTGCAATCCTCGTGGTTATATCAACTACGAAGATCGTGCAGATCGTTTTGAATTGAAAGTGGTTGAAGTATGAGTGATTATACACCAGACAAATGGGTAGTCGTTAAGATTACTGGCAAGGATGTTCCACCTATTCATAAAGTTTTTGCTTGTTGGTATGGTGGATATGCTGGGTCTGACTCTTGGAAACTAAACAGTGGTATTACTAGAGCTACTCTTGAGGGGAACATGTATTCCTTTGAGGGTAGTTCTGGTTCAATCTATGATTGTCATAAAGGTTGTTATGGAACGAATGCGTATGGTGGTTCTGTACTCAATGGTATGATTGATCGAGCTGAAAAGAATGGAGTCTCCATGGAGATTCTACCAGAAGAAACTAATTGGTTGGAGATACATTATGAGTAAGACACGATGGACCATAGAAGTACAGGAAGACCCTGCAACTGGCGAGCAAATTTTGGAATTCCCTGACGACCTGATGGAATCTGCAGGATGGAAAGAGGGAGATGTCCTCGAATGGATTGACAATAAAGATGGAAGTTGGACTTTGAGGAAGAAAGATGAAAACACAAAAACAGATTGAGAATCATATTGAAGATATCAATAACAAAATTTGTCCCAATGAGATCGAGGAAGCTGTAGCATATCTTTATGCTCAAGTTTTGAGACTTACAGACGAAAACCAAGAACTTAAAGATAAAATTAAATTTATGGAGCAGGACTATGCCTAAGTTTACACTAATTGCAGAACATACAGATCTTTATGGTAAGCCAGATGGCACCAAAGTAAATTATGAATTTTACGTTGATAGTCTAGACAATGTTCTAGAACATTTTGATTTGTTTATTCGTGGTTGTGGATATTATCCGCAAGGAGTTTTAGATTACATCGTAGATGAACCTTCAGACCAAGAATGGTACAATGAAGAATTCCAAACACCTACTGAAACTAAATACAACCCCGATGAAATAAACCATTCAGGATTTTATTTTGATACGGAGAGAAACAAATGAGTAAAGTATTTACCGATGTTCATGTTTTCATGCGTTCAGCTGGACAAAAAGTTGGAGAAGATAATTATGACCAAGCAGATCTTTACTCTAGTTTAATTGACGAAGAGTATCGTGAATATATTGATGCACTTCGTGCTAAAGATGACGCAGAAACAATTGATGCATGTTTTGATATGATTTGGGTTATCGTAGGCTACATGCATTCACGTGGCTGGGATTGTGAAAAAATCTGGGACGAGGGTGCAGAATCCAATCTTGCCAAAATTGATAAGGTGACTGGAAAAGTTATTCGCAGAGAAGATGGTAAGATCTTAAAACCAGAAGGATGGAAACCACCAAATTTCCACAAATTTGTAAAAGTAAAAAAATAAAAAGGTATTACCATGAGAATTAAACTTTATTTAGATATGGATGGCGTATTGTCAGATTTTAACACAGCATACCAAGAAATTGGTGGCACAATCGACAATGGAAGAAAATTTAGAAAAGCTGTAATGGAATATAAAATTTTTAGAGATTTAAATTTTATGCCAGACGCAGAACAACTGTTGACGCATGTAAAAACAATTGATGATATTGATATTGAAATTCTAACATCAGTTGGAACATTCGATCCATTTGTTGGCGATGAAGTTAAAAAGCAAAAGAAAAACTGGCTCAAAGAAAAGAACATTAATTACAAACCAAATTTTGTTCGTTCTAAGTCAGAGAAATCAAAATATGCATTACATCCATACGGAAGCATGTTCCCAAACATTTTAGTGGACGATTCAGCAGGATGTATTGACCCATTCAATAGAGCAGGTGGTCGTGGAATTTTGCACACCAGTGCAGCAGCAACAATCCCTCTGCTTGACACAACTATTACACAACTTCGTGCAATTGACGGATTAAGGCTAGGATGAATGATTTACTCACAACAACATTTAAATGGATAAAGGATGATTGGTACTCTCACCCAGTTCGTTTCATCATTGAATTACTTGCTTGGGCTATTAGTATTGGGTGCAGTATCACTATGGCTCTTACTGTTCCCACTCCGCCATTACTTATTCTTTATCCTATTTGGATTAGTGGTTGTGCTATGTATGCTTGGGCTGCTTATACTAGGAAATCATTTGGGATGCTGGCTAACTACATGCTCTTGGTGACGATTGACTTTATTGGCTTAATAAGGATGCTAACATGACATTTAGATTTTGGATTCAAGAAATGTGGATGCAACATAAAGATGAATATATGGAGTTAGGAATGGCTATCCCAGAAGCATCTGCGCAAGAATATTTTAGTAAATATAAGTATTGGTTGAAACGTGAATACAAACATCAAAAATCTTTGGAGAATTTGGGCTAAAGCGATTGGTGAGAAGAGCGGTAGAACAGACCAAGAGTCAGATCAGATTGCATACGTTCGAACTTTCATTTTAGCTGTTTACATTATTACAAACTTGTTTATTATTGCAGGTGTTGTACGACATTGGTAGCTTTACTTTAATTCAATATTGGAGTATAATTATATTATGAATATATTTTATCTACACCACGATACAAAAATTTGTGCAGAAATGCACGTTGACAAACATTGCGTAAAGATGATTCTGGAATATGCTCAACTATTATCTACTGCTCATCGTGTCCTTGATGGTCACGAGTCCATTACTACTTCGGTTTCTGGGCGTAAGAAAAAAACTTGGACTATTAGCGATCATCGCAACGATGTCCTTTACAGTGCTACCCATATTAATCATCCTTCGGCTATTTGGGTGAGACAGTCTCTTGAAAATTATCAATGGCTATACAATATGTTCCGTGATTTGATTAAGGAATATAATTATCGCTACGGTAAAGTGCATAAGTGTTCTATGTTGCTTGGTGAGTTGCAGTATCCACCCAACAATATCCCCAAAGATAAACCATTTACTGAACCGACTCCTGCCATGCCAGACCACTATAAAGTAGCAGGAGATTCTATCACATCATACAAAAATTATTATCTCGGCGATAAGACGAGAATGTTTTCTTGGAAAAATCGTCCAACTCCGTCTTGGATTTGCTAAATACAATTATGCCTACATACACTTTTATCGATACAAACACTGGCGAGAAGTTTGACAAATTTCTGAAAATTGCGGATCGTGAGCAATTTCTCAACGACAACCCTCATATTCAATCTGTTATAACTGCGCCAGCAATTACAGGCGATCACGTTTCTGTTAAAAAGGATACAGGATTCAAGGAGGTGCTGCAAAAAATTAACGAAAGAAATCCACATAACGATTTAAGTAAAACTTCCTCACAATTATAACTCAAGGATTTTTAATGGCTCGCACATCAGCTGCAAAGAAAGTAGTAGACATTCATAATGACGAGCGTGAAACAAAACCTGTTACCAGTAATCAGTTAAAATTACGTTTAGATAATTTAAAAACATTTCAGCCACTCACCGATAATCAGAAATTATTTTTTGACGCATATAAAACAGGTGATTATTTTATAGCATTACATGGAGTAGCAGGTACTGGTAAAACTTTTATTGCACTCTATAAAGCAATAGAAGAAGTTCTCGATAAATCAAACCCATTCAATAAAATCATTGTAGTTCGCTCTGCTGTTCAATCTAGAGAGATTGGTCATCTTCCTGGCGACGTTGGTGAAAAGATGGAAATCTATGAACAACCATATCGTCAGATCTGTCATCAGTTATTTGATCGTAAAGACGCATGGGATCGTTTAGAAGAACAGGGTTATGTAACCTTTATTTCAACTTCTTTTATTCGTGGTATGTCTTTCGATAATGCAATTATTATCGTTGACGAAATGCAAAACTTGACATATGAAGAGATCGATACAGTTATGACACGTGTCGGGCATATGTCTAAAATTATTTGGTGTGGCGATTATCGTCAAACCGATCTAAATAAAAGAAAGAACGATGTTACAGGTATTTTGAAATTCTTTGATATTGCTCAACACATGAAAGCGTTTACTCGCATCGAGTTTACTGTAGATGATATCGTTCGTTCATCGTTAGTTAAAGATTATATCTTGGCTAAGTTAAAGTACGAAGATTACGAGGATAACAAGAAATGATAACAGCAGAACAATTCAAACATTTATTCCCAAGAGCACAAGATCCAGCATCTTGGGCTACATCAATGAATAATGTGTTTCCAACATATGAGATTAATACACCACATCGTGTTGCAGCTTTCCTCGCACAGTGTGGTCACGAGTCTGGTGGTTGGACAGTATTTGAAGAAAACTTAAATTACTCCGCACAAGGTTTATGTAGTATTTTCAAGAAGTATTTCCCTACTCTTGAATCAGCGACACCTTATGCACGCAAACCTGAAATGATTGCTAACAAAGTTTATGCTAATCGTATGGGTAATGGTCCAGAAGAATCAGGCGATGGATGGAAATATCGTGGACGTGGTCCGATTCAATTAACTGGTAAAAACAATTACATGCAGTTTGCCAAAGATATGTTTGACGACTGGCAGAACTTATTTGATAACCCAGATTGGGTTACTGCTGATAGAGACTTCGCATTGATGTCAGCTATTTGGTTCTGGAATAAAAATGCATTAAACAGAGAAGCAGACGCAGGCGATATCAAGACAATGACACGTAAAATCAATGGTGGATACATTGGTCTTGACGATCGCATTAAACACTACAATGAGGCTATACATTTACTTACATAATGAAAAATTTTATACATCATGATTTACCCAAACTTGAACGTGACACAAAACCCGATGGTACGAGGGTATATAAAACGCCATCGGGTCGAGCCTATCCAAGCATCACCACAGTTACAGGATTGCACTCAAAAGCAGCAATCATCGCTTGGCGAAAAAAAGTCGGAGAAGCAGAAGCCAACCGAATCTCAAATCGAGCAGCAACACGTGGAACAAGAATTCACACCCTCTGCGAATCCTATTTGCGTGGAGAGTCTGCTGAACCAGATATATTCGATCAAGAAGTTTACAGGTCGTTAATTCCACATCTAGACAAGATAAATAACATACATGCGTTAGAAGATCCGCTTTATTCAGATCATCTGGAAGTTGCAGGAACAGTTGATTGTATTGCAGAGTATGATGGGAAACTTGCAGTTATTGACTTTAAAACTTCTGCAAGAGTTAAGACTCGTGATAATATTTACGGATACTTTATGCAAACATCTGCTTATGCAGTTGCTTTCGAAGAACGAACAGGAATTCCTGTTGGTAAGTTAGTTATTATTATGGGTGTTGATGACAACGAACCATTAATCTTTGAAGAGAAGAGAGATGACTGGATCGGAGAATTTAAAAAGTTGCGACAAGATTATAAACGAATAAAGAATATTTGACATTAATGAGAAAGCAGGGTATAATGGTATTAAATGCTGAGATTGCACCAAATATAATTATATTTGAACAGAAAGAACTTCCTGAAGGATGGAAAGAGGGAGATATGTTTAAAGTTGTTATTGGTGCGAACGGACAAGTTACGCTAATCAAGTCAACAAAAGATGGCGTAATGTAAGAATTGCTGTATGAAGCAATGAGAAAGGTGTTCTGGACGTGGGTTCGACTCCCACCACCTCCACCTGAACATATTCCGAACCGAGTTATCGGTAGCAAAGCGAAACGCTGAGTATGTTCAGTTGGGGGTGCCATGGTTTCGACAGGGCAATAAGTAACAGAGTGGACAGCACGACACAGAGAGTCGTAAAAAGTAAACAACGTAAACGCAAACGACGCACAGTTCGCATTAGCAGCCTAAACACTGCTTAGGGTTTCGGTAGGTTTCCTCGTAACAGAATAACCTACCACGAATTAGTGAAGTCTTTGCTCGATGTTAGCAACCGATGCCCAATTGGCTCTTGTACTAACTAAAGTGGCGACATTAATTATGCAGTGGATCATATTAACTTTTACAAGGAACTATCATGAAATCGATTATCGCATTAGTAATGTTGTCATTCGCAACTGTTTCTTTCGCAGCAGAACCTGCAAAGAAGCCAGAAGCAAAGAAAGAAGAAACAAACTGCGTAACTAAGGACAAACAAGGTAAATGTCCTCCTGCACCTAAGTCTGAGAAACCTACTCCTAAGAAAGTAGAGCCAAAAGCTGACGCAGCGAAAAAGTAATACCTAAATAATAGACAGTGGGTTGGTGGAACCCAATAAAACCACCTTTTTACACACAACACAGAAAGGTAGTAAAATATGAGTAACATGACTCCGTTCGAGATTCGCCTTGAACTATTAAAAATGGCGAAAGACATGCTTAACGATGAATATTACGGTAAGCGTGAACAAATTAGCAACGACTGGCATATGAAAGTCGAATCTGCTAAACTCAATGGTGGCACGATTCCTGATCATCCAGGTTTTCCTGCTATCCCAACAGAAACTGAAATTATTGCTAAGGCTACTGCCCTGAATGGTTTCGTTTCCAACATCCCACTAGATACAAAGACTAAGAAGTCCACCTGATAGGGATCGGAGTGTGCAGTCACATGCACACTCTTTAACTTACTAAGGAGATTTATGAATTTAATCCGAGTTACATTTATTTCGATAGCAGTAATGGTAGCACTAACAGCTGCTGCTACATTTTATAGTAAAGGATACACTATACTTAACATTAAGTATGGACAGTTAACCACTGACGCTAGACAACAAGTTGATTGTTTGGCTGAAAACATTTATTATGAAGCAGGGCATGAACCCCGAGATGGTCAAGTCGCTGTTGCTATGGTAACGATGAATAGAGTATTAGATCCAAGGTTTCCGAAAGATATTTGTAGCGTAGTTAAACAAAAAACTAAGGTAGAATCAATCGGCGACACAAGAATTGCTTGTCAATTTTCTTGGTTTTGTGAGCCAAGAAAATCTATAAATCAAGAAGTATATAACAAAAATTTAGAAGTTGCGTTATATGTTTATGCTAATTATGAGGTACTAGAAGATAATACATATGGCGCAAAATTTTATCATGCGGATTATGTACGACCAAATTGGAAGAATTTACAGAAGACTACAGTAATTGGTAGACACATTTTTTACAAGGATTAAAGGTGCAAAATATGATGCAAAAATTGAATTTACAGGTAAAAGAAGAACACTCACGTCATTCGTTCTTCTTGTTAATGGAAGAAGTTACATTAGCAACTTGTAAACAAGCAGTAGAATGGATCTTTGAAAACAATTTCCAAGAAGATCGTGCTGACTTACTTAACATGGTAATCACTTCTCCAGGCGGAGATTTAAATGCAGCATTTGCATTAGTTGATACTATGCGTGGTTCAGCCATTCCAATTAGAACAATTGGTCTTGGTCAAATCGCTTCAGCTGGTCTTATGATTTTTATTGCTGGCGAAAAGGGAAATCGTATTCTTACACCGAATACTTCTATTCTGTCACACCAGTATTCATGGGGTGCGTTCGGCAAAGAACATGAGTTGTTCGCAACAGTCAAAGAGTTTGACTTGACGACCAAACGTATGATTAGTCATTATAAAAAATGCACAGGATTATCTGAGAAGAAAATTCGTGAAGTGCTTTTACCTCCACAAGATATGTGGTTATCAGCAACCGAAGCAAAAGATTTGGGGTTATGTGATGCAGTTAAAGACATTAATTAAATACGCAAGATATTCAGGAATGTGGTTTGGTGTAGTTGTTAACCCATGTCATTGGGAACTGCGTTTTGATTTTTTACATCCAGATGATTTAAATCCTGCAATGCGTGGGATTTTTATTAGTCTCGGTCCAGTTTGGATTCGAGGTATTATAGATGATGGAACATGGTAAGGAGAACTAAAATGCCAGAATTAACTAACAACAGTAAAGATAAACTTGGGTTTATCATTGGTATAACATTAATCGTTATGACAGCATTAGTATGTTTTACGTTTTATAGTTATCATCAAACCAACGCTATTAAGTCAAATATTGAATCAGCAATCGTTAAAGGTATTGACCCAGTGGCAGTAAAATGTGCATATTCCAGTGGTGATGTTATGTGCGTAGCCTACGCAGTGGCTCATGGACAAGGAAATACCCCTACTAAAAAATAACCCTACAGATCGTAGGGTATCTAAGTCGTTGATTTTATAGGGGTTTTTTGGGGGGTTTACAATAATTCAGATCCAGTGTATAATAGTCTTATGATGATTGAAAAGGAACTGTTATGAAATATCGTGTTATTGTGAATGGCGTATCTTTTTATACTACAGGTGCTGCTATCAAACGTGGCGTTGGCGATTTTGTTGCTGTCAATACAGTTGTGCGTCAACTGTTCGAAAATATGTTTAATGCTGTTGGCATTTCTTCCAGAATGCACGTTTATGATCACAAAATGGAAAGAGTGACGTATGATGTTTCGATTAGTAAAATCGTTTAAGGATATATTATGTCAACTAACCATAGTGAAAATACAACCATTTCAGATCAAGCAGCAATAGAATTTTTGTGGAAAAAATTAAGTAAATCTAGTACTGCTGGTATCAGTCTTGAACAAGCAAAAACACTGGCGATATGGGGTGGTGTTTCTGTAAGTAATCTTCTAGAACAAGCTATTCTCGACAACAATAAAAAATTGAAAAAATCTAATAAAGATGGCGAAGATTATACAGATGGTTCTGATGCAAAATATATGACTGCTCGTGCCAGAAAACATAACAAATATAAAGATAAGCATCAGTATACAAACAACGCTGCAGTATTATCCCCAGCAGCATTAAAAAATAAACATGGTCATTTACGTATATTCATAACACACTTAGACGACCGACGTAATAAAACAAATTATAGAATGTTTCTTATTCCACTTCATGATTGGAAAACCAGAATGATGAAAGGTGGAGTTGACTTTGCATTCTCATCTAAGACTGGAGATTTGGCACCCAGATCCTATAAAAGATGGGGTGAATTCGAGGTCAAAACCTTTAAAGAACTTTGCAAATAACTGCTTTACTTTAATTCAATATTGAGGTATAATTATATTATGATTCTTATTCACACCAGTCTTGGTCGATCCAAGAAACGTAAACAAAATGCAAAGCAACGTGAGTTGCAAGCATCATGGGAAGCCATGTTGAAGAAGTATGCCACAAAGAAGGTTGCTCCTAGGAAAGAACAATCACTCAGTGATGTATACTCACTCGGTACACCTGCTTGTCGTGAGACACCTAAGATTCCGAGTCTCCCCTTTACTGGTGGTCCATGTACTAAAGCACCTGATAAAGTGTATACTGGTACTGCGATCAAAGGTATTGGCACCATGCATAAGTCGAATGCTGTTCCTATTTTTTCTGATGAACAAGCAGTTGACATTGCTAGAATGAGGAGAGGTTGATGGAAAAGAAAATCCTGATGAAGATTCGCTTGAAGCAAGATGGCACTTGGGAACATGTTTATAACGATGGTTCTACGGATCAAGAGTTTTATGAACTGAACATTGTTGAACTTGCTAAAATGCAACGTGCCAAATACATTGAGCAGTCCCAAGATTATCTGGAACAAGCAGTAGAGTTGTCTGGATATAAAGACGCAATAGAAGTTATTGATTATATACAACGAAAGACTAAATAATGAACGCTAAATTGAATAAAATTGTATCTGCAAGTCATATGGGCGACGTAAAGGAAGTGCAAGATCTTTACATTAGCCTATTGAATGACAAGATGAAACTTGACAAATTTTTCAGTTTGTATCTTGATAAATTCGGTAACAAAATGGATCCCGAAAAAACAGATACTAACATCTGGAAACTTTATAATATTAAATCGAAAGAATATTCTGAACTTAATCATGCTATTAGAACAGCCAATTACTACCTCAATAAACACACTACGAATGTTTAAAACATCAAACGAATTTTCTCTTTACATTGAACAGGTTGTCAATGAAAAGCGTATCACTCATATGGACGCTATTCTTGAATACTGTAAAGAAAACTATCTTGAACCACAAGACATTGCTAAGTTAGTCAACAAGTCTTTGAAGGAAAAGGTAGCACTCAATATGCAAGAACTTAATTATCTCCCTAAGAAAGCACAACTGGATGTCTAATGGACGGATTCAAAGCGTATAAGTATTACATAGCTGTCAGACTCCATTTCACTAAAGACAATTTCGATGTATTTAAAAATCGTGGTAACCTAAAGGGAACACGTGATGCATTTAATGCTAGGAATGATCGTCTTATGTTTGAGAAACTTGCAAGAAAATATCCAGTAGACAAAGAACTAATACAATACTATGTTGCAAACTTTGCTTACGGTAGCGATACTGCGGTTTATTCAATGGAAGAAGCAGATAGTAATTTAATTGAGTGGAATCGAAGAAAGCAGAGTATTACTAAAATCTTTTCTGATGATTGCAATAGAATTTTATTGGATGCTTGCAAGAACAAATTTAAAGAAGATTCTATTTTTAACTTGACAAATAAAGGTTATTGTAGTATACTTAAA